GCGCCTTGATGCCTGGGCGCATTTCCCCGACTTCCAGACGCGCATTCGCGACGCGATCGTGCAACGCACCGCGCTCGACCGTATCTGCATCGGCTTCAATGGCAAATCGCGCGCCGCGACTTCCGATCGCGCCGCGAATCCTCTGCTGCAGGATGTCAACATCGGCTGGCTCGAAAAGTATCGCCAGAATGCGGCCGATCGCGTGATGCACGAAGCCGTCGCCGGCTCGAACAAGGTCAAGGTTGGCGCGGCCACCGGCACCGATTACAAGAATCTCGACGCGCTCGTGCTCGACGCCCTGCAACTGCTCGACGAGTGGTATCGCGACGATCCGGCCGTCGTCGTGGTGATGGGTAGCGCCCTGCTGCACGACAAGTATTTCCCGATCGTGAGCAGCGCAAACGTCGCCACCGAGCAGGCCGCGCTCGATATGGTCATCAGCGGCAAGCGCATTGGCGGCAAGCAGGCCGTGAGCGCGCCCTTTGTCCCGGCCAATACGCTGCTCATCACGCGCCTCGACAACCTGTCGATTTACTACCAGAACGGCGCGCGCCGTCGCTCGATCATCGACAACCCGAAGCGTGACCAGATTGAGAACTACGAATCGAGCAACGAGGCGTATGTCGTGGAGGATTACGGCTGCGGCGCGATCGTGGAAAACATCGAAGTCGAACCGGTAGCCTGACCATGAGCACCCCCGCCCGACGACATCAGGCGCGCGTACGCGCCGAGAAGGCGGCCGCCTCGGCGGCGCCCGGTCGCACCCTCGCCGGCGCGAGCCATTACGAGCTGATGCTCGCGAAGCTCGCGGCCGATCGCCGACGCCTCAAGGCGCTGCAGTCCGTCGCCCGCAAGGTCGAAGTAAAGCGCGAGGTACTGCCCGAGTATGCCGACTACGTGAGCGGCGCTCTGAAAGGCGGGCGGGGCGCTCAGGATGACGTGCTGACCACGGTCATGATCTGGCGCGTCGACGCGGCCGACTACGCCGGCGCGCTCGAAATCGCGCGCTATGCGCTGCAGCACGGCCTCACGCTGCCTCCGCATTACGAGCGCACGGCACCGGCCGCGATCGCCGAGGAATTCGCCGACGCCGCGCTCATTGCGTTCGCAGACGGCGGCACGTTCGACGTTCAGCAGCTCGCCGAAGTGCTGACGCTGACCGAGCCGGCCGACATGCACGACCAGATTCGCTCGAAGCTGCACAAGGCGCTCGGCCTCGCGTTCATGAACCTGATCGACGACGACAGCCTCAACGGTCTCGACTACGGCTATGCGCGCGCTGCCCTGCAATCGCTTCAAAAGGCGCTCCAGCTCAACCCGCGAGCTGGCGTGAAACAGAACATTGCCCGACTGGAAAAACAGTTAGGCGATGCGGACGGCCGCAACTCGGCCGCCCGCACGTAAAGAGCCCCCCCGGCAATGGCGGCACCGGCGTTCATTCCCAACACCTGACGGCAACGGGATTCGAACGCCGGTCCACCGCCACCTATTCAACGCCCGATCATGAGCAGCTTTCTCGCCACCGCAGACACGAGCAGCACCGCGACGGACCCGGCCAACGTGCTGACCAACGACGGATGGTTTCCCGATATCGAGCTGGCCGAGCTGCGCGAGGAAACCCGCCTCGACGGCACCGTAACCGACGCGCGACTGCGCTCGGCCGCGCTCGATGCGATGGCGAGCATTAATGCGGAGCTGGGCACATGGCAGGCCTCGCAGGTTGCGGCCGGATTCGCGGACCTCGCGGGCGTTCCGGCGCCGCAGCTCGGCGGCACGAGCACCCATGTGCTGCGCTATCGCCGCGCCGTCTACAACACCGTGCGCGCCGATCTGAATGAGCAGTATCGCGGGCTCGACACGACGAAATCCGGCGGCCAGAAGGCCGAAGAACTTGAACAGGCGATCTGTGAGGCGCGGCGCAACGTGCGCAACGCGATCGCGGACATTCGCGGCCGCCGCCGCACGACGATCGAGCTGATCTGATGAAAGTCATCGCGCAACAGGGCGATACCGTCGACGCGATCTGTTGGCGCTATTACGGCCGCACCGATGGCACGACCGAGGCAGTGCTTGAAGCGAATGCAGGCCTCGCCGACTACGGCGCCGTGCTGCCGATCGGGACGGTCGTCGAAATGCCCGACCTGTCCACCGTGCAGAGCACCACGCCGCTTGTGCAACTGTTTGACTGACTCTGGGAGCGCCACGCATGGCCGAACCGAACACCACCACCGCCGCCGTGATATCCGGCGCGATCGGCCTCGCAGGCCTCGCGCCTGGCATCGACGGCAACGCGCTGATCGGCGCATTCACGGGCGCCGCGCTCGTCGTCGTCACGTCGAAAGACATCGGCATCCTCACGCGCCTCGCGTACCTCGTGATCTCGCTCGTGATGGGCTATCTCGCGGCGCCTGAAGTCGTGAACGCGACGCCGATCCATTCGACCGCCGTCGCCGCCTTTTTCGCGGCCGCGCTCGTCATCACCGTGACGCTGCAGCTCATCGAGCGCCTGAAGTCGGCCGACCTGCTCGCGTTCCTGAAGCGGGGGGGATGACATGCACATCACGCTCGCGATGATCGCGCTCGCCGTGCAGCTCGCGGCGATCCTCCGGCTGCTCACGTATCGCCGCAACGGCGCGCGCCACCGGCACCACGTTTCATGGGTCGCATGGGTGCTCGTCGTGGTGATGGGCGGCTCGTCGATCGAGCTGGCCCTGCACGCGCGCGATGTCGGCCTGTTCGACGCCGGCAAATCGGTTTTGCTGGCCCTGTTTGTCTTTGGCACGCGCGGCAATGTCGCGCGCCTCATGTGGAGCGACGCACCATGAAAACGCACCGTCTCGGCGACCACGGCGCCGATGTTGGCCTGCTGCAATCGCGCCTCAAGCGCGCCGGCTATCAGCTCGACGTGACGCACGTCTATGACGCCGCGACCGAAAGCGCAATCAAGGCGCTGCAGACGAAAACCGGCCTCGTGGTCGACGGCATCGCCGGCCCGAAAACGCTCGCCGCGCTCGCCACTGGCCAGCGCGAGCCGAAACACCTGTGCGACGCCGACCTCGTGCGCGCCGCGCAAACGCTCGACGTGCCGCTCGCGTGCGTACGGGCCGTGAACGAAGTCGAATCGAAAGGCTCGGGCTATCTGCTCGACGGCCGGCCCGTGATCCTGTTCGAGCGTCATGTTTTCTGGCGCCGGCTGCAGGCGCGCGGCATCGACCCGGCACCGCTCGCCGCGAAATACCCGACGATCGTGTCGCAGACGTACGGCGGCTATCAGGGCGGCGCCGCGGAATACATGCGGCTTGCGACGGCCGAGCTGATCGACCCGGCGGCCGCCTATGAGTCGGCGAGCTGGGGCGCGTTTCAGGTGATGGGCGAGAACTGGGAGCGCCTGGGCTATGCGAGCGTCGACGATTTCGTGAGCCGCATGGAGAACAGCGAAGCCGACCAGCTCGACGCGTTCGTGCGCTATGTGGCGGCCGACAGCGGGCTCGTCGCCGCTCTCAAGGCCCGGAAGTGGGCGCAGTTCGCCAAGGGCTACAACGGCCCGGATTACGCGCGCAACCTGTACGACGCGAAGCTCGCGCAGGCGTATCTCAAATACGCCGGGACCGAGAAGGCGGCCGCATGAACGCGATCGCCGCAAAGCTCATCGGCGGCGCGCTCGTGCTGCTCGCGATCGCCGCCGGCGTGCTCTACGTGCGCGAGCTGCGCGCCGAGCTGGCCGAGCGCACGCAGCAGCTCGACTCGGCACGCCAGGGCATCGCCGACCGCGACAAGGCGATCGACCGCCTGAAGAAAGACGCCGACGACAAGGCGCAGCAGCAGACGCAGCTCGACACGTCGACGGGCAAAGTCGCCGCCACGCTCGCGGCCAACCAGCAGGAACACCGGAGAATCATCAATGAAACGCCTGATGCGCGCGCCTGGGCTGATACTGCTTTGCCTGACGGCATCGTGCGGCTTCAATCAAGCCCCGATCTCACCGGCGCCGACGATTACAGTGCTCGAATGCCAGCGGGTGACGCGCTGCACGCTGCCAGCGATGGCGCCGCGCACTAATGGCCAGCTCGACGCGGCGCTGACGAAGGCCAAGGGCGCATGGGCGCAGTGCGCGGCCAAGGTCGACATGATCGCGGATTGCCAGGCGAAAGCAGGGCAGGGGACGCCAGCGCATGATTAAGCCGGCCAGCCTACGCGCGGCGATCGTCGCCGCGATTCCCTCGCTCTCGGCCGACCCCGACAAGCTCACCGTATTCATCGACACGGGCTCGATCGCCGCGACCGGCGCGAAATCCCTGTCGTTCGAATACCGCTACACCTGCAACGTGATGCTGCTCGATTTCGCGGGCGATTCTGACGATCTTTTCATCGCTATCGTGGGATGGGTTCGCCAGTATCAGAATGACCTCGTGGACAATCCCGACGAGCGCGCGAACGGCATCACGTACGAAGTCGACATCCTCGACAACGCGACGGCCGACGTGTCGGTAAAGCTGCAGCTCACCGAGAGCGTCGTCGTGAAAACGGCCGATGACGGCACGCGCACCATCAAGCGCATCGACGACTCGGCCGTGACGCCGTACACGCTCACGCTCGGCGCCGAGCCGGTTGTCGATCCGATGGCCGTGATCGCGCGCAGCATGCGCGACGGCAGTGAGGAACAGCTATGGCCGACGACGAGCTGAAGGCGCTAGAACGATGGGCCGGCGCGCTGCTCACGCAGCTCTCGCCGGCGCAACGTCGAAAGGCGATGCTCGACATCGCGCGCGATCTGAGGCGCAGCCAGCAGGCCCGCATTGCCTCGCAGAAAGGCCCCGACGGCGGCGCCTACACGCCGCGCAAGGTGCGCGCGCAGAAGGGCGGCAAGAAGCTGCGCGGCAAGCGCGGCCGCATCAAGCGCGCGGCGATGTTCGCGAAGCTGCGCACGGCGCGTTACATGCAGGTCGAAGCGACACCGGCCGGCCTCGCGATCGGTTTCGCCGGTCGCGTCGCACGCATCGCCCGAATTCACCAGTACGGCGAGACGGCACCGGTCGCACCGGGCGGCCCCGAGGCGCACTATCCCGCGCGTGTGCTGCTCGGCTTTACGGCCGAAGAACGCGAGCGAATACGCGACAGACTGCTCGATCACATCACAAAAAGCCCCTGAAACAAGGGGCTTTTTTGTACCCGGACCCGTAACACATGGCGCCGCTCGCTTCGCGCGTACGCGGCCGGCAACATGGGCGGTATGGATGCCAACGAATTCCGCCGCCTCATCGTCAACCTGATCCGCAAAGGGTCGGTTATCGACGTGAACCTCGAAAGTAACCCGCCGACGTGTCGCGTATCGGTGGGCGATCCTGACGACGCCGACAATCCCGGCCTTACGACCAACTGGCTGCCGATGGGCGCGCAGCGCGCAGGCACCACGCGCGAATGGAATCCCCTCACGAAGGGCGAGCAGGTCATTCTCTTTTGCCCGATGGGCGACCCCGCTCAGGGCGTCATCCTCGGCACGATCAACAGCGACGCGGCGCCGGCGCCGAGCAAGAGCGCAGACAAGCATCACCGTATCTATCCCGATGGCGCGATCGTCGAATATGACCACGCGCAGCACGCGCTCGCCGTGACGCTGCCCGATGGCGCGACCGTCTCGATCGTCTCGCCGGGTTCCGTCACGGTCCAGACCGAGAAGGCAACGGTCAAGGCCAACGACATCACCCTCGACGCTGAAAACACCACCGTAACCGGCGCAATGGTCGTGCAAGGCCCGTTTGCATTCGAATCCGGCATGACGGGCAAGGGCGGCGACGGCGGCGCCGTGATGAAGATCGCCGGCGCCGCGGATTTCGACGGCGAGGTGAAATCGCAGGGCAAGAGCCTCCCGCACCACACGCACCGCGAGCAAGGCGACGGCGAACTCGTGAGCGAGCCGATATGAAAGGCATGAACGCCAGCACCGGTCGCACGATCGCCGACCTCGATCACCTGTACCAATCGATCGGCCGCATTCTCTCGACGCCGCTCGGCTCGCGCATCGCGCGCCGCGATTTCGGCTCAGACCTGCCCGACCTGATCGATGGGCCGTCGAATGGCGCGATGCTCGTGCGCCTGTATGCGGCCGTCGCGACGGCGCTCATGAAATTTGAGCCGCGTCTGCAGCTCACGCGCGTGCAGGTTTCGGCCGACATGTCGACCGCCTACGCCGGCACGCTCACGCTCGGAATTGAAGGCGTGACCGAAGAAGGCCAAACCGTCACGGGCACCGTACCCCTTACCACCCAGGCCACCGCATGAGCGCGAACACCCTCATCGACCTCTCGCAGCTCGATCCGCCCGATATCGTCGAAACAATCGATTTCGAGACGATCCTCGCCGAGCGCAAGGCAAAGCTCGTTTCGCTCTATCCGGCTGACGAGCAGGCCGAGATCGCCGCGACGCTCGAACTCGAGTCCGAGCCGATCGTGATGATCCTCGAAGAAAACGCCTATCGTGAGGTCGTGCTACGCCAGCGCATCAACGACGCGGCGCGCGCCGTCATGCTCGCGTACGCGAAAGGCAACGACCTCACGCAGCTCGCCGCGAATTACGACGTGGAGCGTCTGACGATCACGCCGGCCGACGACACCACCGTGCCGCCGACTGCCGCCGTGATGGAAGAGGACAGCGATCTACGGCTGCGTGTCCAGCTCTCGCCCGAGAGCTACACGACGGCCGGGAGCACGGGCAGTTACGAGTCGGCCGCGCGCGGCGCCGATGCCGACCTGAAGGACGTGCAGGTACTCAGCCCGACGCCTGGCACCGTGGTTGTGTACGTGCTTTCGCATACCGGCGATGGCACGGCCGGCGACACGCTGATCGGCAACGTCAAGGCGGCACTGAGCGCCGACGACGTACGCCCGCTTACCGATAACGTCGATGTGCGCGCGGCCGTGATCGAGAAGTACTCCATTGTCGCCGAGCTGGTCATGTACTCCGGGCCGGATACGACCACTGTCGCCGATGTTGCCACGACGAAGGCGCAAACCTACGCCGACAGCGTGCAACGCATCGGCGCGGACGTGGCGCAATCGGGCATTTTTCAGGCGCTGCATCAGCCAGGCGTGAAACAGGTCAACCTGATCGAGCCGGCGGCCAATCTCGTGATCGACGACGGCACGGCCTCGTACTGCACGTCGATCACGCTCACGACCCGGACGGCGACCGATGGCTGATAGCTCGAACCTGCTGCCACCGAACAGCACGTCGACCGAGACGCGGCTCGCGCAGGCGATCGCGGCGCTCGGCGATCTTCCGGTCGATATCCGCAGCGTGCGCAACCCGCAGACGTGCCCCGCTCACATGCTGCCGTGGCTTGCATGGGATTTTTCTGTCGACGCCTGGGACACGAACTGGACCGAAGCACAAAAGCGCTCCGTGATCGCCGCAAGCATTCGCGTGCATCGCCGAAAGGGCACTGTGGGCGCGCTCAAGGCCGCCGTGTCGGCCCTCGGATATGACGAAATTCAGGTCATTGAGTGGTTCCAGATCACACCACAGGGCGACCCGTACACGTTTAGCGTGCGCGTCGTGGTCGACCAAACGGGTGTTTCCTCATCAGCGGATTTCGACCAGATCGCAATGGTCGTGAATTCAGCGAAGAACACCCGCAGCCATATGACCGGCATGGACATGCTCGGCGTGAGCAACCTGAACGCATATTGCGGTGCCGTGACACTGATCGGCGAAACCGTCTCGATTGGAATAGGGGATTGAGGATGTTTTTCCGCACGAAACTGACGCCAACTGGCGCAGCCAAGCTCGCGGCCGCGGCCGCGAACAAGACGACGCTGAAACTTTCTGAGATGGTGCTCGGCGATGGTGGCGGCGCTGCTGTCCCGCAGGCAACGGGCAACGAAAAGGGGCTTGTGAACGAGGTGTATCGCGGAACGCTCAATGAACTGGAGCCGAGCGCGAGCGACCCGACCATTGTGCTCGTGTCGATGGCAATCGCGCCCGACGTGGGCGGCTTCTTTATCCGCGAGCTTGTCGTCGTCGACGAGGACGGCGATGTAATCGTGTACGGAAATTTCCCGGATACCTACAAGCCGGTTCCGGCTGATGGCTCGTCCCGTGACATGACGGTGCAGGTCGCGATGAAGGTCGGCAATGCAAGCCTCGTGCAGCTCACCGTCGACGTGTCGATCGTGGGCGCATCGCGCGATTGGGTCGCCGAGAACTTCGCGCCGATCGACAGCCCCGAATTCACCGGCACGCCGAAAGCACCGACACCCGCGAAAGGCGATCGCAGCACGCTGATTCCGTCGACGCAATGGGTCGGCAATGAATTCGCACCGCTCGCGAGCCCTGAATTTACCGGCACGCCGAAGGCACCCACGCCGGCGAGAGGCAACCGCAGCACGCTGATTCCGTCGACGCAATGGGTCGGCAACGAATTCGCTGCGCTCGATGGCGCTGTATTCACTGCCACGCCGTCAACGCCGGCCCCGCCGTCTAATGACAGCAGCACGCTCATACCGAACACGGCATGGGTGCAGGCGTACGTTGAATCGGTCTCCGGTAATTACGTGGTCGATACGGGTGCTGTAAATGCCCCCGTGGTCGCACTCAATCCGCCGATCACGGCATACACACCCGGCCTGACGGTCTCTTTCCGTGCGAAATATGCGAATACGGGCGCATGCACGCTGAACGCCGGCGGCGGTGCGATCGCACTCAAGCGCGACGATGGTGCAGCCCTTCAGGCGGGCGACATTCAGCTCGGCGCGATCGTCACAGCCGTCTACGACAAGCCGCTCGGCTATTTCCTCGCCACATCGATCGTGTTGTCGCAGCTCGGAGCCGTCGCAAAGCTCGGGCTCGGCAATGGCGTGATGAACGATGGAAGCGGAAACATCTCCGTTTCCGGCCCGACCTATCTGAGCGCAGCAGCGACGCTTCTCGCGGGGAAATATCTCGTCGATACATCGGGCGGCGCACTCACTGTGACCCTGCCGGCCAGCCCTCCAAAGGGTCGCGTGATCACCCTAGTAGACGCGGCGGGCTCGTGGCGAAAAAACAATCTGACCGTCGCTCGCAACGGCAAAACGATCATGGGTTACTCGGAAGACCTGACGGTCAAGGTGAGCGACCTCGAATTTTCCATTTGGTACAACGGCTCTGACTGGAGGCTTCTCTAATGCCTACGATCGCCGACTTTCTGTCGGACAGAAACACCAATCTCGCAATCGCGATGTCGGCTGCACTCGGCCAGGATGTTTTCGGCTCTGCACAGGCGCGCATTGTCACCACTGCAACCAACTTCTCGATACCCGAAGGCGTCACAAAAATTCGTGTGACGTGCATCCCGTTGGGTGGCACCGGTGGTGCCGGCGCAAGCGGGTACAACGGCAACGGCTACGGCGGCGGTGGTGGTGGTGGTGCTGGTGGAGGCGGCTATTCTCGCGGCACATACGACGTTGTGCCGGGAACCATCTATCCCGTCGTCGCTGGCTCGGGAACCTGTTCATTTGGCACGCTGATTTCAGCTACTCCGGGCTCGAACGGCGGGGCAGGGACAGCCGGCACCAACACCGCACCGGGCACCGGCGGCACTGGT